CGGGGATCTTAAAGATTTAAGCAAGAGATTTTCCGATTAGAAACGGTTGGATAATTTTTTGGTTTAATTCTCTAAAGATAAGGTAAGACGAATTATGACTCTAAGAATTAAGAGTATCAATAACAGTCCCATACCGATCAATTATATCATGAAGATGGTTATTACCTTCGACTAGACGATTGGCAATTTCCAAATAAGAATTAGGAGATTGCGTCGCCAAACTAAATTCATGGAAAATGAATATAGAAGTTAAAGATAATAAACATCAAAATGAAATTACTAATCACGTTACCTCTTCCTCACTTGAAAATGGATAAGTGAAAGGAGGAGGTAAATGTGTAATTACAAATACATCATTTCCTAATCAAAATATAATTATTAGGAGTAAAGGTATATTTGCAATCACGAATAGTGATCAGTAAATATAATTGTAGGTGATAGGACTATCTAAAGTGGAATTAATTTTTAAGTTACTAAAGTCTTTCCGGCTATCTAGTAAGATAAACCCTCTAAAAGGAGGGATATATTTTACTAAAGATAAACTAGGAGACTGACGTACTCAAAAATTATGGTTCCACTTATCTGCTTTCTTAGAGGGAAGAAAGAAAGAGTTACACTTAACTCAGAAACGATAATATGAAATAAAGTTATCAAACTTAGGTTCATCTTCTCGTTTAGTAGTGTATCAATCTAGACCCTCAACAGGAAGATTATCCTTTAAAATCTTATTGATTTTAAATAAAAGAAGAGAATAATCCTTCAATTCTAAAAAATTCAACTGGTTAAGATCAGTAGAATTAAAATAGAACTTAAGTAAAGACCTTTCTGAACTTAACGCCTTCTGGGGTAAACCAATCCCAGGAGGAGGAAAAGTAAGAGAGGAGGAACTTAAATTTTTATTGAAGTAAGGGTGATAAGAGAGAAAACGGAGTTCTTCCGATTTCTTTCTAGCCACTAAATTCCAACGTTTAATTAAAACCTTCTGTTCGTCCTTAAGAAATCCAACTAAGGAAAACAGAGCATAAGGCGTTAAAGGATAATGACTCCTAAGAGTTTTCATAGTTATCCAATCAAGGAAATCGAAAGACTGCCTTGAATAAACAACGAGATGAACTCTTAATCTAGTACCTAGATTTCAGAGATTACTGTGTATCTTCCCTCGGGCTTTGAAACCAAAACCTCGAGCACGAAGGTAAGATTGAAGACTAATATCATGCTTACGCATGAATTCAATCATAGTACTAGTGGACAGAGAAGTAGTAATTCAATCCCTTAAAGGGATCAAATTACAACTCTCACCATCCACATAGTATTT